CATTGCTAAGGCTGAAAATCTTTCATCTGATGAGTTGTTGAATTATTGTTACACTCTCTTTCCTTTAGATGAGATGAGTTATATGTATGAGACTATTGCTTCCTTTGAAGCAAATAGATTCTTAGATGCTAAAGAAGAAGGAACGTTAGATTCTTTCCTACCTGTAATCAATGAAGCAACTCTAAATGCTAAGTTTGAGATAAGGCGTGAAGACTTTCCTACAATTAGATTAGAAAGAGATTATGTTGTTCATCTTCAAGGTATTATAGATAGAATGTTTGAAGTTGAGGAAGGATATATCCCTATGGAACTTAAAACAGGAAACTACAACCATAGCAGTAAAGCATCTGATATGAGATTAGAAATGGCTTTCTACAAGTTATTGTTTGATAATGCAACGGATGAAGATATTGAAGCATTGGGATTAACAAGAGATAAGCAGATAACACACTGGGCTTGGTTCTTTCCCAAGAACAACGTTATGCACCTTGAAGAAGTGAAGAAGGCAAGCACTACTGCACTCTTGAAAAGACTAGCGAACTTAGTTCACGCATATGAGAGAGGAGTATTCCCAACAGATTACAAGCCTCGCAGTTGCCCTAACTGTTCGTATTATTCAATATGTGATGAGGCACAATCAACAGGGTGGTTATAATGCGTAAAAAGAATAAACAAAAACCGGATTGGAATACTTATTCTAAGGCATTATGGAAATCTAATCCTGAAACTTGCGGGTGGGAATATATTGTTGACCCGATGGGTGGTGGAACACGCATACGTTATTTATTGACTAATTACACTCTTCCGTATTCTACACGCAATGGTACTGATGGATATAATTATCCCGCACCGGAAAAGGAGTTTTCACACGTACATATTTTTACATACAAAAATACTCATTTTAGACATAGATTCTCTACCTACAAAGGACACCCTAATCACAATGAAGATTGGGCTGATTGGATATTGAATGAACTTCTCAAGGAAAAAGGAGACAATAAGTTTAGACACAGTGTAATAATAGTTGATGTTCAACCTTATATGGGTTCTGACATTAGATGGAACTCTAAGTCATTCGTTCTAACAAAGGAAAACATTGACTCTTCAAACATGACTGATTTTCAAAAGAAGAAATTACATGAGTTACGAGAGTTGAAACAGTTTCTCACGGAAAAGGGTTATCCGGGTGAAGATGAAGTAGTAGATATTCTCGGATTATGTGTATACTCTGCGGCGAGGGATAGAAACCCCATCTTTTGCAGAGAGAGTTTTTCCATGAACGAACACGGTTGGGATGAAATAGGTGATTTACTATGAAGTGGGAAAAGTATCGTAAATTGAAAGAAGAATACAAGAAAAGGAGGAAGAAGAAATGAGTGATGAAACAATAACAATTGATGATAGAGTAAAAACAATGTTGAAAGATAAAGACTGGACTTTTGCAGAATTGCAGAATATGACAAGTGTTGTAGAAGGATTTGCAGATGCAATCTACGCAGAACTATCTGCTAAGGAAAAGTTGGATTTAGTGTGGGAAGACATAGGACAGGAGTTCTATTCTATCGCATCAACTAAGTTGAAGGAGTCAGTAGCAAACGCAGTCAAAGCAGAACTAACAACTGCTAAAATTAATTTTAATAAAAAGGAGGACAATACAAATGAAGTTTCCGAGAGTAGTGTGGGCGGGAAGTCATCTAAGACACGCACCACAGATGAGAAGAAAAGTAGTAAAAACAAAAAGTGAGTTTCTTGATTGGTTCAACCAATTCAATGGAAAGATGAATTGTTATACGACAGTCTATGACTTTGAGGATATCAATGATAATACTCAGATTGATTCATCTGTTATACTGGATAGAATGTTCTTGGATTTTGATGCACATGGCAAACCACTTGAACTTGCTCACAAGGATTTTGTCGAAGTGGCTAAGAAGTTAGAATCACAAGACATTATGTTCAGAAGTTATTTCAGTGGTAAAGGCTTCCACATAATTGCACTAGGAGAGCGAGTAAATGATATCCGGTGCATTCAGCAGTATTATACCGAGTTGGCTAAAGACCATCCTACTTTGGATAGTAGTGGGATTCAGATAAATCGTTTGAGAAGAATACCCAACTCAATGAATCTAAGCACTACCTATGATGGAGACAAGTCTTATTTTTGTATTCCAATCAACTACAAGTTGGAAGATTTAGATTTGATACTGCAATCAGCAAAGAATATTGTTCCGTTGGATATCAAGTATGGTTCAAAGAGAATTAGATTTCCAACAGTAGAACCGATTGAGGCTTCTGACATTGAAGTTGAAATGCCTAAGCCTGTTGGTAGTTTGCCAATACTACCGTGTTTACATAACTCAATTATGGTTGAAAATCCAAGCCACAATGCAAGAGTGTATCTCATACATTGGTGGAGAGATTTGCTTACAGGTAGAGAAAGAAACATTTCACTTGAACAACAAGAAAAAGTAATTGATACTATTATGGTTGAGTTAGAGAAGATTGCTTCTCTTGATGAAGTTTGGTTAGATTGGAATTATGATGTTACTAAGATGTATGTTAGTGGTATAGTTTCTAAAGGATATCACACTCCGAGTTGTGATAAACTAATTGCACAAGGGTATTGCCCCGGAAAATGTTGGAGGTATGTAGATTGAGAAGATATACTTGTAAGTTATGTGATAGAACATTTGAAGGAGTTGGAAGCAAAGGCATTGGTCATGTCTTATCTAAAGGCGGAGTCTGTTGTGATGAGTGTAACTACACAAAGGTATTACCTGCAAGAATGAGAGGTGAACATCTATGAAATGTTCTTGCGGAAGAAAATGGAATCAAACAGACTGGCACTATGGAAAATGTGCTGAATGTATGAAGCCACTAACACTTGAACAGTGGATGTATTTGAAGGAGAATTTTAGATGAATGAAAGAGATAGACTAAAAGAAGCAAAATCAATTATCAAAAAGAAGAGAAGTGTTGAAGATGAACTATACGATATGTTTACAATAAAACAACTTTGCACTCTTTTGGATATACCTGAAAAAAATGGATGGCAAGGTAGAGTCGGAATCAGTAAAGCAAAATTAGCAAGGGCATTAGTATTAAAGTGGAGGGTTTCAGATGAAACTAAAAATAGATAGTAGAGAAAACTCTGAGTTAACTAAGCAAGTCTTAGAAAAAGCATCTGAACTTAATATTCAAACTGAAAAGGAATGGTTAGATATTGGTGATTATGTTTTCAACGATGTTTGTTTTGAAGCAAAGTCTTCCTTTGATTTCTTACAATCTATTGTTAACAATAGACTTTGGAATCAAATGGATAACATGGATAGAGCATTTGATAACAACATAGTTATTTTGTATGGAACAATAGAAGAAGCAATACAAACTCATCTATCTCATTCTAAATCTACTATGCCTAAAGCAACACAGAGCGTTTTGCTAACAAAAAAGTTCTATGGTGCATTGGGAAAGATAATTTTGGATACAGATTGCACTTTATTGTGGGTTAAGAACGAAAAAATTGCGGCACAATTGATTTGTGTAGTTTGTAAGATGCAACCACATGATAGGGAAGTTTACACTCCCCGAATAGTAAAGAAACGTAAGATTAGCACAACCGATTTGAGAATTGATGTGCTAACAACGATAAAAGGTGTTAGTGAGAAGAAAGCAAAGGCTCTCATTGATACATTTGGTTCAATAATGGAAATTGGAGAAGCCTCATCTAATGAATTGTGTGCGTTAGATGGAATTGGTAGTGTATTAGCAAAAAGAATACACGACACACTAAATTCAGAAGAAAAAATGGAGATATAAACATGAGTGATAATGAAAATGAATTAAAATTAGGACAAGACGATGAATATGAAGCAGAAATAGATAGATTATACTTTGAGTCGCTTCAAGAAGGAAGAGAATACTCAAAAGCAAGTAGAATACCATCTGTTGTAGAAAAATATGTAAAAAATGCAGTAGAAGTTTCGATAAATAACGAAGTTCCCGCTATGTTGTCATTTTATTTGCTTTTAGGGCAGATTTCTAAGGATATGGTATGTATCCCTGCCGGAAAAAGAAGAATTGACACAAGAGTTCAGGTTATTTGGATGCAAACATCAGGAACAGGTAAGACTGAGATGTATAACTTCTTTGGGCCAGTATCAAAATTGGTATTTGATGAATTGAACAGTAAATATGGTTCAGATATCAATGATTTTGAGAAAGGATTCAAGACTATTGGTGAACATAACCGACAAGGAGCAGGTTATCAGGTAATTGAGGTTGGAGAATCAACAGATGCAGGTATGGTCGGAAGTATGGGAGAGGAAGATGAGATTGTTGTTGATGACGATACAGGAGAGACAAGAACAATACAAGTTCCAGTCCAAAATTATGGTCAACTTGAAGGTGAAGGACTTCTAATCTTTGATGAGTTTCACGATTCAGGTGTATTTAGTAAGACACAACATAGAAACAACATCATTTACTATCTAAATACTCTAATGAACACTCTTTGGGGTCAGAATTGGAGAATTAGAAAGAAGAAGTTGGAAGGTGGAGAGTTCACTTGTAATGCAAGACTATCTTCATGGGCTACTACATACATACCAAAGACCCTAACTACTGCTATTTCAGAAACAGGGGCTATGCAACGCTCTATTATCTACATCAGGGAAGTTCCTATTGAAGAACAGAACATGATTAGAGAAACTATTGCTGATGATTATGGTGTTATTATTGATGACGCTAAACCCATCCAACAATATGCTGATGCTTTTGTGCAAATCTATGAAACTCTAAGAGAACACTACATAGAAAACGGTGAAGACCCGTTAAAAACTGTAACTTTTGCAAAAGGATTCAATCAAGCAATAAAGAATGAAACCTTCAAGTTTCAACAGTTTGTGCAGAATAGTAGACCCGCAGTTATGGAGGTTGCAAACAACTTCATTACCCGTATGCAGGGAATGATGGTTAAATTAGCCGTTATTTCTTGTATTGCTGAATCGGGAACTGTCATCAAAAACAAGGATAAGCGTTTTATCGTAACTGAAAAACACGTTAGGCAGGGCGCATATCTTACTCGACAATGCTATAAGTCGCTTGTGTCGTGGCTTGACTTAGCACTAAAGGCTGAAAGGAAGTCGCTTCAAGAAAGAGCCATGCTAGGAGAGTTTAAGAAAGCGTTTGTTAAATTATCGCAAACACCCGAAGCAAGAACAATTGATGGGGAACGATGGATAAATAAAACTACATTATTTCAGCATATTATGACTTTAACAAGAAGAGGACAAGCCCAAGTGTATAGAAATTACAAGGAAGTATCAGAACATTTTGATGAGAAGAGGGTTGGAAGATACGGATATGTTAAACTAAAAAGGAGTGAAAACCAATGAGTAAAATAACGGTAGAAAATCAATACTTAGTATTTGATGTAAGAGAAGGCCCAAAAGTAATAATCGAACAACTGAACGCATTTGGAGCAGAAGGTTGGAGATTGGCGGCAATGTTGAATGTCGGAGAAACACAATTAGTAGGATTCTTAACAAAAGAAAACCGAAAGGATGCCCCTGACCCTAAACAATCAGAAGCAGATAAAATTGCATCTATATGGACTGCATCAAACAAGGATGATGAATGATGTCTGTTTTAGCAATTGACTTAGAAACAAAGAACTTCTCCTATGAAATTGGAGGATGGGACAATACCCATATGTTTCTTGTATCAACTGTTTGCACATGGGATGGCGACAAGGGAACGATATACATTGATAAAGCGGTAGATGATTTAGCCAAAAGCAATGTTCAGATTAAACCATTATCTGATTTGAAGTTTGATTTAGATGAACACTTCCAAAAAGGAGGAGTTCTGTTAGGACACAATATTCGTAATTTTGACCTACCCGTTTTGAAGAATGCTATGGATATCTATTGTATCAAGAAGTATTTGGATAATGAGTCATACATTGACACCAGTGCAATCCTTTCTAAAGAGTATGGTGAGAGATATTCTCTTTCTAACTTAGTTCAACATACATTGGGTAGTGATAAAATAATGGATAGTGCTGATGCTCCAATAGTTTGGAAAGCAGGTAGATATTCAGAAGTAGCAGAATATTGTCTAAAAGACTGCGAATTGGTCTATGACCTATGGAAACATGGGGTTTCTAACAAAATGGTTAAAGGATTCTCCCTTGACGAAGAAACCGTAAAGACATTGGAGGTGGAATGGTAATGACCCCGTTTGAATGGTTAGCATGGTTTGTATTTGTGTTGGTAATTTCTCTTCTTTTCTTTGCTGCATTTGGAAACAGTAAATATTCCGAAGAAAGTATTGAAGAGTATATGGAGAAGTTGATTGAAGAAGAGAGGCAGAGAGATGGCTCTCAGAGAAACTTGTAGATTCTGCAATCAACCAACTATTGCAAAACGCATCAAAGGAACTTATGTTGGTAGTCTTGAGCAAATCAAGATATGGCAATGTAGGGAATGTAAAGCCTTATGGTCGGATAATTGAATCCGGCCATAGGGCCAACTTTTTTTTATGCAAAAATTTCGACCCCTCAAAATTCGCATACTCCCTATTATGCGATTAATAGCAACAACTGACTATTCAGTGCAAAAAGTAAATTAACCTTCGGTGTTTTTTTTGCACCAGTTGGTGCGGGATGGAAGATGACGGTATTAGCGTAGAACTTACGAGGTCTTGTATTGGGTGTTAAAAGTAGTAGGGATAATAGCGAATTAGATAATCTCAAAAAGAAAAATCCCGATTGGAATTGGGATTATTGGGATGCGCAATTGGAGGGATACGGATGTTAATTGCCCTATTCAAGAGCCTTCGGGCTTGGGGAAAATTTCGTCTGTGAGTTCATTTTACAGAATAAAATACGCACTAATAAGGGGGGGTAAACATAAACAATAGACCATTTTCTACTTGCGCCATGTTCGTCAGGTGTTTGAATGAAATGTTTGAAGACTTAGATGATTGGTGATTAACCTACCAATTCATTTTCCAATACCCAATCGGGTAGAACTGGTAAGTTTTCATATGCCTCATCAGCAGTATCATAATCAGTGATATCTCTCCATGCCTGTCTGTAAGTTTGGATATCTGATAACTGAGAGTCTGTAAGTCCTCTATCGGGAAGAACAAATGAATCAGTGTTCTTCATCATCATTTCTCTTTCAATAAATATTTCTTCCCATGTTATAGTTATCTCTAAAATTTCTACTTCTACTGTTCCGTCTGTTTTGTATCTTTCATTTCTTATCTCTACCATGTTCATCACCTCAAGTGTAAGTCAAATTGAATAATACGTATCTACCAGTTGGAGAACCCACTTTGTATTGTAGTCCATTTGATGCGAATGTTGAGGGTGGGTCGCCACTGAATGTTCCCCATCTTGAAACACCGGAAAAAGGAGTTGATGTAGTGCTACCTCCTGTTATTTTACCTGATAGATTAGGTAGTCCTCCTATTGAAGTTTTCATCTTCAAAGTTCCCGGCCAAGTAGTTAATTTTGGACAACAAGCCCACCAGTAAATATCTCCTCCGGTAACAGTAGCGTTTGCTACGGCATCTATTGTCTTATATCCAGTAGTCGTTACATCTACGTCTGTCTTTAGAACAATAGCATCTTCCCCTTCGGGATTACCATTAGCATCACTTGGGTAGATTGCTACGGCTATCTCATCTCCTGAGTCTGATGCAGCCGTTGCAACTTGAACAACAATAGAATCCAACGTTCCATCTTTAGGCATAACAAAGGGATATCCTTGCCATTGATTATTACCACCAAAAAAGTTCATGGTATAACCTGTTGATTGTCCATCTACACCAAAAGCACCGTAGGTTTTGTGAAATGAGTTATTATGGGTTGCATCCAAATCTATTGTCTTATATCCGGGTGTTCCACCTCCTCCACCTGTTCCGTCATCAATTGTTCCATCACTTTTTGTTCGTCTGAAAGGTTGCCTTGCCATTTAATCACCTCATGTGTTATTCTGCATTGTAATTGCATAGAAAGTCGCAGTTAAGGTTGCAGTTGAACCTTGTTTATTTTGATATCTTATTCTAATTGTATCATCACTTGAATCATAATCTGCTGCCAGTGTTCCTATTCTTGCAGCACCATCATACAATATAGCCCATTCAGTAAAGTTAACTGCTCTTGCAGTAGTTCCCAATACTGTTTTTTCTGATGCTTGAACTAATGCTTTGAAGGATTCTACCTCTTCATTAGTTTCATCCTCTATCTGAACTGTTAGTTCTATTGTCTGTAAACCACTTGAAGTGGTTAACCCATCTAAATCCATATTCATCAATTCGATGTATCCATCGTTAGCGGTGGATTGGCTACTAACTTCTCCCGCAACCATACCTGCTTCTTGATTAGCACCGAGTCTGAAACCTGTTGTTGTTCCACTTGTGCCTGAGCCTATGGTTACATCAGTAACAACTCCTACCTTTGCACCACCTTCAAACTCTACACCAGTAGAACCAACTGACATGAAATCAGTTTGACTGTTCGCCTTTAATCCTCTAACAATTAACTTACCGTCTTTTGTTCCTTCGGTAGTATCTTCTATTTGTGTTCTTAAAGATATATACGTTGATGGATTACCAGTAGAACCTTCACCTCTAAAGTTCACTTGACCAATTAAATCACTATCAGCAACAGATGCAGAGTATCTGTAAAGTGCGAGAGTAGGCCCACCGCTTGAACCATCATCATGTTTCTCTATGAGCATCCCCGCATCACTTCCCTTAATGGTCAACTTCGATAGAGCATCGTGTTGTGATGTGGTTGACCCGATGACTACTCTCCCTGTTCCATTTGGTGTAATGCCAATATTAGCGTTTGAAGTTGATACAATTTCATTACCATTGACATCTAAATCACCACCTAACTGTGGTGTAGTATCTGCGGCTAAACTTGCTATACCGCCACTTACGGCTTCCCAAGCAACACCACTTCCTGTTGAAGTTAGAACTTCACCATCAGAACCTTGACCACCATTTATTTTGAAGTTTTCAGCATCAACCAATCCAAAAAAAGAATCTTTGAACTTAAGGGATGAAGTTCCTAAATCAACATCGTTATCAACTACTGGATAAAATACTCCATCTTGTAGGTAGAGTTGATAATCTCCATTCGCATTAAAACCAAGTCTGCTACCTGAATTGTTGAAATTTATTGCTCCCTTGATATTATCACTAGTATCATAGAAAAAAATAGCATAATTATTTACAGTGTTGTTAGTTGCATCTTTCTTGAAATTGATTCTTCCATACTGTTCGTTTATGGTTAGCCCCGCATCATTTAAGTTAACATCACTTGAGAATGTCTTAGCACCTGTAAATGTCTGTGTTCCCGCTAATGTAGCATCACCCGCAGTAACCCAACCAAGATTACCACTACCATCAGTTTTCAATGCTTGACCAGTTGAACCATCGGCAGCAGGTAAAACCCATATCTTATCGGCAGAAAGAGCAGGGGCTTCAAATCCTACATAGTTAGAACCCTCATAAAATCTGAGTTCTTTGTTACTTCCTTTTATGGAGATATCTCCATCTTGAACGTTAAGTCCTTTCTTCACTACAAAATTAGCATCTGTTGTCATTTACCATCACCATAATTTCACTGTCCATTATGTTCTATATCTCGCACACCATATTAGTTTATCAGACTTCGGGGAATAAAGTCAAATCCCACCAACATCTAAGAGCATTTGTCGTAGAAGTTCCCATTTGATTAATTATCTTCAAAGGCATATCATTTGTACCAACTTCATCCCACGATATAAGGAATGGAGGGTCTGTCTGTCCATCAAAGACCATACCGTATGATGTGATGGTAAACCCTCCATTACCAGTTCTTGCGTTTGCGATAAAGTCCTGAGTCATTACAAAGTTATTACTTGTTAACCCTGCATCAATGTGAATAGTTCCTCTTATTGCTCTATATGAAACATTTCCACTTGTAACCGAACCACTTGGTAATATTCCTGTAACCGAAAAAGCAGAACCATTAGCAACTACACCGAATTGACTTTGGCTTCCTTGAACTTTAGTTATACCATGCGTTTGTGCATATGTTGCGTTACTTGCAGCAGGTGTTCCAGTATCGGGATGCCTTGTTTCGACATATGTTCCAGTCTTCGTCTTTAGACCCTTTTCTCTAATCTGTCCTGTTCCATGTGGACTTAATGCAATATTGCCATTGTTTGCAGTAGTTGTGATAGATACTGCATTACTGTTAGTAACAAGTGGTGTAGTTAACGAAGTAGAAGCACTCGCAGTGGTAGTGATTACATTTGTGGAGTTTAATACATTAGCATTCAAAGTATTGTTGCTAGGATTGTAATACAATTGTGCATCTGTTTCTGCTCCTTTTGACCCAAATGCACCATCAGCAAACAATAGATAGACTGTTTCATCAGTAGTGTTGTTAGCGGAGACTGTTATAGTTGCAGCATTTCCTGTTATGTTAAGTGGAGGAGTATAGGTAAATACACCAGTTGTATCATCGTATGCTATTCCTCCATCACCCGAAGGACTTGCCTCTGAGCCAACAGATAAGGCATCTAATGATATTCCCGCCGATACCGGAGCAACCCAAGTGAAATTTTGACCTGCATGATTATATGATAATAGGTAATTATCAGTTCCACTACCTGCGGCGTTAGTAACATCAAGATGTGATTCTTGAACTGCACCGTCTTTCAATTCAGAACTATCTACTGCATTCGCATCAATCTGCCCTCCGGCAACTGAACTAAGAGTAGCCAGTGTTCCTAATCCTAATGCACTTCTTGCTGCACCTGCATTTGCGGCAGTAATTACACCAATCATAGGAGCAGAAGTAGCACCAGTTCCACCACTACTAATTGCTAATGTCGAGGAAAGACCTGCCGCCGTTCCAGTAGTGTTTTGATTCCAAGTTGGGGCTGTACCTGTTAATTGAGAGTAGTTTACTGATGCTCCTGATAGTGCTAATGTCCCTGCTGATGTTGGTAATGTTAGAGTAATATCTTCTGTTGGATTACCCCCTACTAGTGTAGTTTCATGCTCATCATCAGTAGAACCTTCAAAGATAACACCATTACTTGTGCTTACAGTTTCTACATTGTTAGTAGTAACAGTACCCGTTACAGTCAAATTACCCGGAATTGAAACTGCGGTATTTCCATCTCCAATAGTCAAAGCATTATTCGGCATGGCTGCACCAAGAGCAGTCTTTACATTTGCAGTGTCAGTAACATCAGCAGATGCTTCAATGCCATCTAACTTAGTTTTGTCACCATTAACGAATGCGCCTTCACTTGGAGGTTGTTGTGCTGAATCAGCCTTTGTCCCTTGTGCGGCAGTAGCGTAATCAGATGAGTCAAATGCTTTCACTTGTGCAAGGTTAGTCACCTCACTATCCATCAACGCATTATTATCCACGTATGCTTTGATAGACTGCTGAGTTGCTAAAGCAGAATCGGAATTAGAAGCCATGTTATCTTCATCTTTAATAGAATTGACAGATTGAACTTCACTGTTGAGGCTTAATGCTTTCAAGTTTGCATTAACTGATGTTTGAATTGTTGGTGCAGTCAGTGTATCAAGAGATGGATTGTATCTTAAATTACCATCTTTTGCTAGTGTTCCATCACTTCTAACAAATGTAATAACATTGTTGGCATTCGTAGATTCATCAAGTGTTACTGTAACAGTCGCTGCATTTCCTGTCGTGTCTTGATTCCAAGTAGGAGCATTTGTAGCATTACTTAGATTAATTGCAGAAGGCGTTCCCAAATTAGGAGTTGTTAATACTGCATTAGTAGCAGTTAATACACCACCAAGAGTAAGATTATTAGTTAAATCCCAAGTATCATCAGCATCGTCAAAGATGAAAGATGCTTGAGTTACACCATTACCACGATAAATGCTTATACCGCTTGTAGTCGCAGTAGCAGTATCAGGAGAACCTTGAGTAGTATTCAATTGTAGAATGTTATCTTCAACTTCAACAGTAGCAGTATTGATTGTTACAGTATCTCCACTTACAAGTAAATCTCCGGTTACAGTTAAGTCATTACCTACTGTAATTGTTCCTGAGTTTGTTCCAAGTGTATAACTTGCTACATCATTTAACAGTGCAGTAATCTCGGCAGCAGTTTGGTCATCAGTAGCATCTGCATCTCCTGTAAAACCTAAGTCTGCTAATGTTAAGTTTCTTGTAGCGATTGAAGCATTAGCATCAGTAACATGACCAAGTGTATCAGTAGTTATGTTGAGGTCTAAATCTGAAATGACGGTTGCACCTGTTAATGCAGTTGTATCAATATCTATATCATCTCCATCATGGGTTGGATGAGTATAGTTATTCCAGTTTTGGTCGTTATTGAATTGGCCTAACTTAATCTCACTAATGAGTTTCCTCTTCTGAGTTCCATCATCCAAGTAGATTAGTTCGTCTGCACTACCAACAACATCATCTCCTCCATCTGCTAACTCTGCTAAATCAAGACCAACAGTAATCGTAGTTCCACTGTTTGTTACATCTGTTCCAGTGCTTCCCTGTAATATGAAATCAGCAGAACCGCCTGTATCTGATGCTTTATTGGATGAACCTGAATCTGTTTGTATTGTTACTGCGGTTATATCTCCTGAGCCAGTTCCAAATCCTTGTGCGGTAATGTAATCATAAACTGCGTTTCCAGTAACTAAACCTGATTCTCCATCGGCAACTCCACTTGAGCCATCAGTTGCAACTGCCTTTACTGCTGCCGTTCCTAACCCTAAACTGCTTCTCGCACCGGATGCAGTAGTTGCTCCTGTTCCTCCACTTCCTATTGCTAATGTTGCAGACAGACTACCTGCACTTCCTGTTGTATTTTGGTTTAGTGTTGGTATTCTAGCAGCATCAAAAGTTCCACTGGTAATCTTTGCAGCATCTAAAGCAGGTATATCAGAAGCAGATAGACCACTGGCTAGTATGTTTATCTCTGCTAATGATGCAGTTATTCCTAAGTTGTCTAATGCGTATCCTTGTTGAGTAGCGGTTAATCCCTGACTGTTTGTATCAACTCTTAGTCTGTTACCAAGAGCAGTAGTCATTGTAGTCGAGAAACTTGCATCATCTCCTAATGCCGCCGCTAATTCATTTAATGTATCTAATGCAGTAGGAGCAGAATCAACTAATCCCGATACTTGTGAATCAACATAAGCCTTGATAGATTGTTGACTGGCTACCTTAGTTGCTGAGTTAGAAGCCATGTTATCTTCATCTAACAAATCAGATGAGATTGAATAGTTATTAGCAGTAGTTGCAATTGTTATTTCTCCACCACTTTCGCTTAGAGATATATTGCTACCCGCAGTGAAAGATAGAACTTCTGTTCCTCCTAGTATGTTCCCAT